GCTCCGGTTCTCTCCAAGGATGTCAAGATAGTCACCGACAGCATACCGAAGAGTCTGCATCCGCAGCGCATTGTCAACTGCCGCGAACACCTGCACCAGATCCGCCTGGACCGACCGCAGGAGCATTTCTTTCTCGTCTCCCGGATAGAGGATGTCCCCGCCGGCCTCGACATAGTTCGTCATCATCTCGACCCAGATTTCGTCCGGATCATACGTCAGATAGTGAAGTTCTGTATTATCCATTTTCTTCCTCTTCCCCGTCCTCCGGCTCGCCTATGTCTATCTTTAGTATCACTTTGATGTAAGTTGAACCGTCATCCAGAAGCGTCGCCTCTGCGCTGTCAACTTCCACATCCGGTTCCAGCTGCATCATAATGTCCAGGACCGGCATCAGCTCCTCGTTGAATTCTTCAATCGGAAGGTCGAAGAGTGAGCTGTCGAATCCCCGGTATCTCCCGTATGGAACTTCTCCCATCTGGCACATGAGAAGATTCTTCGCATTCTGAAGTGTTCTCTTTATGAGGTCGTCTTCCTGAAAGTCAATGGGAGAGGCTACGTTGTCAATCTGGTAAAGTGCCATTCGTATCACCTCCGTCACATCGTCATCCCGGAAATGCGCCTCTTATTGCCCTTTGAGAAGTTGACGACTTTGTTAGATCCTGAACGTCTTCTGTTCCTCTGCGCATTCGTCACAGCGCTCGTTATCCTGGATATGGTCGAAATTGCTGAACTGGTTTTGTGCCGTCGTCTGTTTCTTCTCTCATTTGCGCCGTAAACCGTATGGAATCTGCTCGAATTGGATGAAGAAGAGGAACTTCCTGAAGATCCGGCATAGCTGCTTCTCACAGACTGTTTCCGGCTTCCTTTTCTTCCTTTGGACCCGCTCTTTCCCTTTTTCTTTGAGCTTCCTCCACTTGACTGAGCCTGCTTCAGTGTCACATCTACTTCGGCATATACGAACTGGCCCTTCGGCCCTATGATAAACTTCTTCGCTGATGCCGCAGTCATCATCAGCTTTTTCGAGAAGACTTTCTTTCCTCCGATATACAGATAATCGGAAAGTCCGTTCTGCGCATTGTTCAGTAAAACATCGAGGTCACTTTTCACTTTGCATCCGGTGTTGGCATTCAATATGACGGTGAACGAAATCTCCCTTGGCTGTCCGTTTTTTCTCTTGACATAATCAGTTTTCTTCTTGCTGCTTGTATCAAGGTCGCTCCCGGCTTTCATGGAAAGGTCCGTGAAGCTCTTGATGCTATTCTGTTTGATAGCCCATTTGAACCGTCCCCATGATCCTATCGTTCCCATGAAGAATCACCCCTTCCATGGTGCCGTTTTCTGCATGGCCTCTTCATCTTCCCCGATGTCTGTATCAACAACGGGGAGGTCTAAGATCTCCCCGCCTGAAAATATCGGTATCATGCATAATGTCGGATTTGCTCCAAGAAGCTCGCAGGCATAAACCTCATTTCCGTAAACCTCGACTGCAATGCTGTCGAATGTCTCTCCGGCTTTGCATCGGTATTTCTGGCCGCTTAATTCCATGTCACTGATACACCTCCAAAGAGTCCTTGAGCTTCCGGTTTTCGAACCATTCATCGAGCCGTTTCTTGTCTGCCTGAAGCACCTGCTCTACTCCGCTTGCATCGTTGGCGTGAATTGTCGGGCTGTATACGATTGTCGTCGGACTGTTCGACGGATTAGCATTCAGCCCTCCGAATCTTCCGATGATGTCTCCCCATGTGAATCCGGATGCCTGCCGTGCGGAATTCAGCAGTGCCGCGGTTCTTTCGGAATGTTCCTCCGGAATCGCCCATTCTGCTCCTGCTTCTGCAAAGACTGATGCGGATGTTGCCCGGCCGCCGTCAGCAAACTTCCGGATCTTCTTTCCGTCCTTCCTGCTGCTGAGTACGTCGTCCCATGTAAGCCCGATTGCTTCCCGCGTCGCATTGATGAGCGCCGCGGTATTTGCCGAATGTTCTTCCGGGATTGCCCATTCCGGACCATCCTCTCCGAAATTCGATGCCTTTGTTGCCCGTCCTCCTACAGCATATCCGCTTTTGCCGTCATATCCATACATCCCGTAGATGTCTCTCCAGGAGAATCCGGATGCCTCCATTGCGGATGTAAGGAGCTGTTTTGACCGGTTCCCCTGGCTTTCCGGAATCGCCCACTCCGGGCCATCCTCCGCGAATGTCGCGGGAGAATCTGTTCGTCCTCCGGATGCAAACAACTTCCGTCCGACGATGTTGACGGTGATCGTCTTCCCGTCGTATGAGTTGATGAGGGACTGAAGGGACGATGCGTTCCCGTGAACAAATGTCGTCACGGTTCTCCCGTCCTGGTCAGTAATTGACCCGGAAAGGTCTGATGCATCGCCGTCCACGTATGTCAGGATGTTCTTTCCGTTCTCCGCGTCGATTGTCGCAGAAAGGCTCTGCGTATCGCCGCTGACATCGACTGTTACTCCCTGATTCTGTAGTGAGGAAACCTTATCCTCGCCCTCTACATACGGTTTGACCGCAACTTCCTGCGGAGGAATGCTGATCGCGCTCGTGTCAACTTCCGGGACCGCATCAAACGTATACTGCCCGGTTATCTGCAATCCGCTGGTGTCAACTTCAGGAGTGAGAGTCGCGGTTCCGCTGCCTGACTCCGCCGTTCCGCTGCTTTCTGAGTTTGCCTGCGCCGCCGAAAGCTGAAGTGATGCTGCACTTGTCAGCATTGTCGCGGATGTATTAAGCGCGTTCGAAGTGTTCATCCATGACAGGTCAGAAGGAAGTGATACCGTCTGCCCCGATGCTGCCTGCCCTGAAGTAGTCTTCTCGCTCTCACCGCTGATCGTCTGCTGCGGAGTGCTGTTCAGAAATCCAAGTGCTTTATTAAATGCGCCGCCGATGTTTGTCGATAAATCGCTCCAGGAAAAAGAAGACGCGGCCGACGTTGCTGCTGATGATGTACTCGCAGAAGATGTTCCCGCCTCTCCTTCTTTTGTCTGCGGCGACTGGCTGTTCTTGTCCTGGGCCGCAAGGTCCGCAACTGTCTTTGAAATCGGAGTCGTCGTGTACTTGTTAACGATTCCCTGCGCTGGATTGTCAGTGTCGTATGTGAGATAGCTTCTTGTTGTCCCGTTCTGTAATAGCGATAATCCTCTTCCTCCGAGCCACTGAGCAACACTTCCGATTCCTTTGAGCGTTCCTCCGATTAACCCGTTGTTCTTGTAATCAAAATCAACTTTGTTGTCGCTGGTCTTTTTGAAGTTAAGACTGGTATCTCCATTATTCAGAGCATCCATAACAAGAAGTCTCTGAAGGTTGGCCGCATCAGTTGAATTTCCGTTATTCGTCAGAGTTTCAATATCGGTCTGAATCTGTTCTCTTCCGCCCAGGGCTTCTATCATCTGGGCCGTATAAGACGCAATCTCTGATCTGTCGCTCTTCTGGTTATCTGCACTGAATGCGATTCCTGTCGCAATGGGGTTCCCGTAAAACGGGGTGTTCTCCACCGCACTCTGCTTGTCTTTTTCGGAATATGCATTTACGCCATAGTTTGATACCAGCCGACTATAGGCTTCATCGAATGTCTCTTTGCCCTGAATCAGATTGTCTGCCAGATCTCCGAGTCCGGACCATGTATCTCCGTAATCGCTTACACCTATCGTGTCGTTATACAGTCTGTACAGATAGCCGCTATATTCAGAGTTGATCGACGACTGCTGCTGCGCGAACTGCTCCTTCATAGCCTTCTGCGCATTGTCAAGGTCGGTCTGTGTCGGTACCCTTGTCTCTCCGTTTATATTGACTTTCGTGCCATTTTCCATGGCATTCTTATAGGAGTATTCGACTGTGTAATAATCGTGGTCAAACTCATCCTGCGCCGACTGAAGTTTCTCGTCCCTCTGTTTCTCAATCTTGGCCGCATATTCTTCTGTGTCCGTGATCCCGGCTGTCTGCGCATCTTTCAGGAGCTTCTGTGTCTCGACGTATGTCTCTTCGTCCTTGGCTTCTTTCTCTGCCTGGGCAATCTTTTTATTGAGATCCTGAACGGTTGAAAGAATGTTGGCATACTCATCATCGTCAATCTTCCCATCCTTGAATGCAGCCGTGAGCTGTTTCTTCAGCTTCTCACCGATTTCCGTGACATCTGCTACATTCTGGTTATACGCGGTGTTCAGCACACTGATGATGTTCTGATATTCAGGATCGTATTCAGCCTCGTCTTCTCCTCCAAAGAGAGCTTCCAGCGCACTCATGCTTGCCGCAGTAGCGTTGGTGATTCCGTCAATGACGTACCCCTGCATATCCACACCGAGGTTCATCAGCTTTGTTTTTTCCGGCTCTGTCAGCTCTGCGCCCGTTACCGCCTGCGTGAACAGATCCCCGCTGAATGTAGAGGCCGCAGTCTCGTATGATGATTTCGCGTCATCAAACGCCTGTCGGAAAGAATCTACCTTCGAATAAGCGTTGTCAAAATCCGTCCCGATGGTCGATGTATAATTGTCAAGCGCCTGAGTGTCGAGAGACATGTTCCCGAAATGGGACTCATAGTCCTGCTCGTTAAGCTCTGCGATGGCCGCCGTTACCGAACCGATTGCCACGGCCGTCATCCCGATCATGGATGCCGGACTCGAAATTGCATTTCCTATCAGCCGGAATGCCGCCGATGCCGCAGCAAATCCCGGACCGGAGATTGCGATTCCTTCCAGCCCTTTGATGAGGACTTCCATCTTGTCCTCGTCCATATCTGCAAAGTCATCAACAATCCCGCCGAATCCTTCCAGAACATCCGAAATCTGCGGAGCAAGCTCTTTTCCGACTACCTGCTTCAGATGCTCAACTTTCGAATTGAACGTCTCAATATGACCGTCGAGAGTGTCCATCATGGTCTCTGCGGCATATTTCCCATATCCCTTCGCGTCGCCATTTTTCATCTTGTCGTAGAGGTCGTCGTAGTTGTCCGCTGCCCCCTGAAGAAGTGCGAGTGCTTCAGCGATTGTCCTGGTAGGGAAAATGGAATAGAGGATGTTCAGCGCATCCTCGTTTTTCGATATATTGTCATAGCCGCCCGCAATATCGCCCAGGGCGACATAAAGCTCTCTATAAGTATCGAGAACCGGTTTCAGGTTCCCGTTCTGGTCATAAGCTGAAAACCCGTGTGCGGCCAGCTCTGCGTTCGCCGCCGCAAGGGATTCGTCATTGAGAAGCGCTGCGGATTCGTCGCTCGTTGCGCCGAGTTCCTGCATTGCTTCCTTTGCTTTTTTCGTAGGAGCCACCAGACGGAGCATAGAGTTTCGGATCATGGTTCCGGCTTCTTCTCCGACCGTACCGGCATTCGCCGTCGTCGCAAGGAGCGTCATCAGCTCTTCTGGATCCCCGGCAAATTTCATGGTTCCGCCCATCCGGAGCATTGCGTCTCCGAATTCACCGACCGTTGATGCAGACGAGTTTGCGGCGAATGTCCATTCGTCAATGAATTTTGTGAGATCCTGAAAATCAACGCCTGCGGCAGTCGTACTCTTAACGACATAATTGACTGCATCGGAAAGGTCGAGAGATCCGGCCTGCGCCAGTTGCATTGCTTCCGGAATTCCTGTCGTAATCTTCTCTGCATCCCATCCTGCGTGAGCGGCTTCAGAGATAGCGTCCGCGACATCATTGGTGTGAAAGATCGTTGTCGCGGCCCATTCTGTCGCCTTCTGGTCAAGGCTGTCCATGACTCCGGCCAGCTCTGTCGTGTTCCGGCCATACGTCGTTGAAAGGGCGACTTCCGCACTCGACATGGACTTCTCATAGTTCCGGTAAACGTCTACCGACTCTTTTCCGAAGTTGATGAGGTTGTCACTCATTCCGCTGACGATGGAGCTGAGTTCCGCAAGCGTGCTTCCGATCTGAGAAAATCCGTTCCCAGTCTTCGCATTTATGGCGATTACGGTTTCAAGTACCTGTGCCATAAACTGTCTCTCCTTTCCTCCGTATTCCGCCCGTTACATCTTGCAGAAAATCCTTCCGGTCCCGTCCGGAAACGTATAGTATTCCACTCTGTCGCCTGTCTGGTAAGTCGCATCTCCAAGTGCTTTCAGCGTCCCTGATACGATCCCTCTCCGGTCAAGCGACTGAGCCTTATACTCGTTCCCATCCGATGCTTCTATGATGGTTCCCCGTTCTATTCTCGCAAATACACTTTCCATCCCGTCACCGTATCGTACTGATGCATCTCCGGAGGAGGACTTTCGTCGTTCCGTTTATCAGATCATGCTCAACGTCATCGGCCATCCACTCGCCGTCCTGGTCGGTTCCGCCCTCGATATTCACGCGCGCCATAGCTGTCAGCCGCGCGTCAAATTCCTTCGTCATGGTGATGCTCTCGCTCTTCCGGTTAAGGCCAAGAAGTTTTCCTCTCGCCCACCGGCCGGCCTGCATAAAGTCCGTCACCGGAGACGGCTCAACAAGCTCCATATATCCGACCGCGACATTCGTATCAATCGCCATTGCCTCGCAATATGGTGAATACAGCGTGAGCGCTCTGTGCTTCACACCGCTTTTCTGGTAGACGCATCCGCTCTGGTCTGCGGCAAGTTCAAGTCCAAGCACCGGAGTGAGTTTCTGCGCATAAGTGATCCCGATAGCCGTGTACATTCCGTTCACGCATTTCAGGACCGCTCCCTCGTTCGTGAGCAGCCTGTTCAGCAATGCCGCGCACCACTCATGCTCCTGCTCTATGTAGGATATGGCCGCAGTCTTATTCACTCCGAATGTCTGAACACCCATCCCCGATGATGCTGCACACGCGCGCATGATCGTGTCTATGGTGCTGTTTACATAGCTTTTGTTCAGCTTTGTCCTGGCCTTGACCGGGAGAGAAGTCGCGACGATACGGAATCTCCCGTCTTTCGGGA